ACCAAGAAGCATTAGGCACAAAAGCGTCAAGACCACCTGAAAAATTATTATCATGATTAACATTAATAAGCAACGGCTGTTGGTAGTTCTCATCACGGAACCACTGGTTCCAAACAAGGAAATAATCAACAATAGGGAAACTAAGAACGGAAGTTATACCGGAAGAACTAATCGGAACGCCAAATCGGTCAAGCAAACGATTGTTGCCTCCCTGGTCGGCTATCAAGGGGCATTGCCAATCAACATTGCTAGCCCAAGGCGAGGTTTTGTTTGCTCCCATTAATTCCTCCCAGTGAGACCAAGCAAGCCTGTTTGGGATAAAGAAGTAATAGTAGTCAAGGAAAGAGTTGTCCATAACAGGAACAAGCGGTGTCTGTGTACGAGCAACAAAAGAGGTTTTCAGGTCGAAGGTATCGCCAGGCAATACCTCTTGCAGATAGAACGGACAAAGTTCGCCAAAATTGAACGAGGTCTTAATCTGGAACGGAAGAGGTATCTTTGAACGAGGAACCTTAACCGAAACAGGGTTCTTCTCAAAGTGATTATACAAATTAGCCATTATTTCAATCCTTTCTTTTTATCGTTTTTTTTATTTTTCTTCATTGCCCGATTGATTGCTTTCAGTTCCTGTTTTTTCAGGGACTGAAGCTTCAGGCTCACAACCAGATTGCGGAACTTCACTTTTATCATCAGAAACAGCTTTTTCAACATTTTCTTTCTCACTTTCACCAGTATTAGGCTGGTCCGTAACTTCAGTTTCCATATCGTATTGGTCTAAGGTAGGAGCTCTCACAATGAGAGAACCGCTAGACAGCCTTTTGACAATAGAGGCTACATCTAATCCGATACCTGATTGCTGGGTGCGCTGATATACATCAATAGTGCCGACTTTTTTTAGAGTGTCATAGTCAAGCTTTTTTGAGCCCTCAACAGAAGTCCCAGCTGGTACAAAAACGAAATCATCAATAAGCGGTTTCCAAAGATTTTGTGCGTAATTGTTGTCAAGCTCCTCAGCAGTTTTTTTGTACTTAATCATTTTTCTTTTCAACTTCCTTAGGTGTATCAGCCTTTTTGACCAGAGCGAACTCGATAGATTTATAATCAGGGAAATCAGTGATTACCTTACCAGTCTCAGGGTCAAAATCAAAGACAGGAACAAGGCAATAATCCTCAGCATAAATGTACCTGAAATCATCTTTGCGCTTTTCATTAATATTTAGCATATAGTCTAACGAGCGCATTATTTCAGCCTGAGAATTGAAGATAACAGGTGTTCCGTATAATCCAGCCTTCTTATCGTAAATTGAGTAATAATGCAATATCATTTTAATTTTAATTTATCCTTTATTTATTTAACAACACATATCATATTACGGAACGACACACGCTAAGGGTCCGATTGTCAAACCCTTTCGGGTTTTCCCTCGGCTCTCCTTGCCATAGGCAAGTCGGATAGTTGACCCCCTAAGCTCTTAACTTTGAAGAGTAGGGGTCAAAGCCTATATCCGCCACGATGAGCGAATTTGCCTAGATTGATTGACTTAGTGCCTTTGGCAGTGCGCTTGAAGAGCTTTTGAGAGTAATGTTTGTTTAATCTGTATCTTTTCATATTTTCACCTCCTTTCTGTTAACTATAGTTTAGAACGTGATTTCAAGATTTCAAGCTTTTCTTGATTTTGCGTTGAACGCAACTCGTTTAGTTTTTTAATTGGGTCAGCAAAATGAGATAAGCCGTTTGCAATAATTGAATTGTTAACATTGGCAAGAGCTTTAGAAACCCTTTTGTCAGCTATTGGCTGAAACAAATTAGGGTCAATATCTTTAAGTTTCTTGTCGAAATAGCGAGGTGGTTTAACAAAATGGACGATACCGTGCGAGAGAAAAGGGACTTCATCATTAACGGAAATGTCCTTAAGGTGAGAATTAATCCAATCAGCACCAATACCTGGCCGTCTAGACATATCAACAAACTCTTTTTGCTGATATTTGTTTAAAGCGGAAGTGATACCTTGCTTTTTGACGACATACCTAGAAACATAGGCTATTGACTGAGCAGTTACAGAGCCAAGATAAACGTTTCCGTTTTTCCAAATCTTTGAAAGTTCATCAGTTTCAGCCCAACGATTTTCAAAATAGGGATAACCATATACTATCAGATGATAATGAGGTCTAAAGGTTCTAGTTCCATATTCACCACAAGCGAAGAAACGAAGCTTAAAAGGTTCAAAGTGTTTGCGCAATCTTTTCAAGAAAGCGGAAAGGTCCGTTTTATTCAAGGTAGGAAATCCATGATTGATAGGAAGATGACTTTCATCATAAGTCAGCGTAAGGAAAATAGCATTGTCGCAAGTTTTAAGCTCCATAAGATTACGACAAGTCCAGTCTTTGGCTCTATCCTCCAAACAGCCTAAACACTTACCACAAGGTATCTGATAGAGAGATTTAACGAACAATTTTCCATTCACTTTAACGATATAGCCGTTCTCATTAAGATTGTCCAAATCAATAAAGCAACGAGAATGTTTGGTCAGCATTTTGAAACAATGGTCCTTTTCATCAAAAACAACAGGCAACTGAGAAAGCTCAGAGAACTTAACTTCTAGGAACGATTTACCATCAATTTTTCTTTGTTTAAGAAAACCAGTAGGAATTAGAAAGTTCGGACTAGTACAGCTCATTTTTTTACCTCTTTCAATTAATCGGTGTCAGTTGGCATATATAATATCAAGTTAGTATATATATGCCAAAGTGGGGGATTTCTCCCCCACTGAATTATCAGCCCAGAAAAACAGCAAGTTTAGCAAGAGCCAAAGCAGTAGTCGCTAGGTCCTTAACGATTGAAGCGGTTTTTTGACCGCCGTTAGAACGGACAGCCTGAGCCGTTCCAGAAGAGGCGCTACCGCTGGAAGAAACACCTCCAGCGGAAACCCCTTTGCCCTCAGCGAGCAACAAAGGATTAAGTCCAGCTTTTTTTAAATCTTCAGCGGTGCGCTGGTAACGTGTGCTATCGGTCCACAAATTAAAGGCGCGGTTTTTTGCGCTTTCAGCCGAGTTGAAATCCTGTTGGTTCTTCTGGTTAAGAAGCTCATAGTAACGGTCGCTACCTTTGACAGTGCCACCAGCAAACTTTTGCCAAAGGTTGCCCATCCAGTTGGGTACTTCATTGCTTTGACCAGCCAAAGAAACGCCATCATTGTTGCCGTAGTTTTGCATTGCAGTTGATGGAGTAGGTAACAAAAAATCATTAGGGGTTTCCATTTAGTTGTGGTCCACAAGTCCGGGCACGCTGTAAGCAGGCATAGCACGGACAGCTTCGTTATCGACGAAAATATCCATAAACACCTGGTCAGTGTCCATAACCGCAAGAGTACGGGCTACATTGTCCTTTGTCTCTTCGGTGAGACCGCCACGAGTTGGCAAAGTCGAAAAAGCATTCGCATAAGTCCAATACTTCAAATCGCCAGTAACAGGATTAAAGACACCGACAGCGCGATTTTGCCTAACCCTGTAATCAGCCCAGGCTTCGTTGTACCCGAAGACTTCATCATTCTTCGGAGAAGCAGGGTCATTGAATATTTCTTTATTGAATACAGGCTGTTCAGAGATATTGGCAAGTTCCGGAGTATAGAAGTCGAGACGCTTTTTCTTCAGCCAAAACTTTTCCAAGCCTTGAGAGTAAGTTTGCTCAGTCCTGGCACAGACTACACCCAGGACAAATCCGTGTTCAGTAAAGGACTTCTTGAAATTGGATCGGAAATCATTTGTCTGTGATTGTCCGTAAGTTGCACCACCAACCTGTCCAGTGGCTGAGCCAGCCGTCTGAACAACCTGATTAATGTGCATAGGCACTCTACAGCCGAAAAGATATTCCGGGATTTGTAGAGCACTATCCGGAGAAACAACACCGAAGTGGCTATACAATACTTCATTGTACCTAGTACCTCCACGGGCATCACGCTCAAGCATCTTCTGGACCTGGAAGGACATACGAAGGTCATTTACTGAGATGAAGTTTGAAGAATTTGAACCATCAGCAAAAAGGTTCTTGATTGTTACAGGGGAACCACCAGTGAGACCGCCACCAGAAGAAAAATTCCCTAAAATAGCATCTGTACCAGCGGAGGGGTGATGAAGACCCAAAAGGGTATCAACTGAGCCGTTTTGGTCGGTAACCAAGGGGGAAGAAGTATGACCATTGTTGGAAGCACCGCCATATACAGGGAGCTGTCCAATATCAGAAGAAACACCAGCGGAGTTGCCCTTCTGAGGACTGGGCAAACATGAAGTGAAGTAATCGTGGAAACGATTGACAGGGAGCAAGGACCAAGAAGCATTAGGCACAAAAGCGTCAAGACCACCTAAAAAATTATTATCATGATTAACATTAATAAGCAACGGCTGTTGGTAGTTCTCATCACGGAACCACTGGTTCCAAACCAAGAAATAGTCAACAATAGGGAAACTAAGAACGGAAGTTATACCGGAAGAACTAATCGGAACGCCAAATCGGTCAAGCAAACGATTGTTGCCTCCCTGGTCGGCTATCAAGGGGCATTGCCAATCAACATTGCTAG